GGCGATGTATCTGCTAATTCAGTAACGAATAGTGCTATAACTAAGGTATCTAATCCTACAGTTAATATAAGTGGTGTGTCAAACACTGTGGGTGATAGCACTAAGTTAGCAATTAATAGTGCTAATATAAGTGGCTTAACAGAAACAAATAGTAAAGCAACACTTAGAGGATTAGCTGATGCTAACATATCTGGTAGCAGTTTAGTAAACGATGCTGAAATGCTGGTTTTATTTGAAGTATCTGCAAACTTATCAGCTACCTCAAATATTAATGACATACTTGGAATAACATTTAGTTATTTAAATAATGCAGATAATTATGACCGAAGACGATTAGTATATGTAGCAAGACAAACTACAGCAAAAGATAGGACAGCTAATGTTGCTACGGAAAGCAGAACAGTTTATGTAGAAAGTCAAACTACTTCAAGCGAACGAACAGTTAAAGTACCATATGAAAATAGAACAGTATACATACAGAGACAAAGCACTACAAGAGACAGGACAGCGAAAGCTGCATAGGAGATATAAATGTCATTTAGATGGCCTAGTAAAGACCCTGATGAAACACTAGACTACAGCATAGATTGGTCACGTTACTTGGCTAGTGCTACTATTGTTAGTGTAACTTGGTTTGTAAATAATGCGAGTGGTGTAAAAACAGAACTTGCTCAAGGAGATACTGTTAATACTATTAGAAACTCTGCTCAAACAATTAATATTACAAATAAAGTAGCTACGATTAATATAGCAGGTGGTACAAACAATACAGATTATTTATTTACTTGTCAGATAACTGACAGCACAGGAACTACATCAGAAAGAACTGTTAAACTTAGAGTAAGAGAACGATAATGGCGTACAACTATTTGGAATTAGTAAACCAAGTTAATAGAAAGTTAAATGAAGTAGAACTAAACTCTTCTAACTTTGCAACTGCTACGGGATTTTACGCACAAGTAAAAGATGCTGTTAACTCTTCTATTAGAAACATAAATCAAACAGAGTATAACTGGCCTTTTAATCATGTAACACAGGAAGATGTCTTACTTGAAAATGAAGTTAGATACGGTTTTCCATTTGATGCTAAAACAGTAACTATGGATAGTTTCAGAATAAAAGAAGAAGCTGCACTCAATGTATCAACTAAAAAATTAAAACAATTATCATATGAAGAATACTTAGAAAAGTTTTCTCACTATGAATACTCTGAAGATAATAGCCAATCAGGTGTGCCAGTTTATGTGTTTAGAAGTCCGGGTGAAGAATATGGAATAGTACCACCACCTAATGAAGACTATACAGTAGTGTATGAATATTATCGTATACCAGTAGATATGGAAAACTATGACGATGTTCCTGAAATACCTGAAAGATTTAAACATGTTATAGTGGATGGAGCAATGCATCATGCCTATTTATTTAGAGGCAATACTCAAGATGCTTTAGTAGCCAAGGAAAGATTTGATGATGGCTTAAAAAGTATGCGTTCTTTACTTGTTAATAGATATGACTATGTACGTTCTAGTATGATTATAAGACCATCTAATAGTAGTTCTGTAATTTAAAGTCTTGACAAAAAGAAATATATATGTATAACTATATTACTAGTGAGATATAAATATGGCAGACGCTTGGCAAACATTTCCTATAGAGTTTCGTGGTGGGTTAGTAACTAACCTAAGTCCTTTACAGCAAGGTCTTAATGCACCCGGTTCTGCTACTATATTGCAAAACTATGAACCATCAGTTGAAGGTGGATATAGAAGACTAGCAGGTTTTATTAAAGCTGATGACAATCAATTATCTGGTAGCGGAGTAATTAGAGGTCTTTTAAGATATAAAACAAATATATATGCTGCAAGGGGTACAACATTATATAAGTCTTCAGGTAGCGGTTGGACATCTGTATCAACATCTTTAGGCGGTACAGGTAAAGTAAGATTTGCGAAGTATAATTTTGACGGTAATGAAAAGTTTATAGTAGTAGACGGTTTAAACAAACCTTTTACGTATGACAATTCTACCTTTACATCTTTAACTAAAGCACCTAGTGCAGTGGAAGGTGCAGACTTTGTAACAGTATTTAAAAATGCTATATTTATTGCAAATGGAACAAAACTTGTATATACAGAAGGTTATGCAGATTTAGATTCACAACAAAAAGATTCAGGAGTTTCTTCTTTATTTAATTTAGCTGAAGGTGCTGGTGATATAGATGTTGGTGGTATAATAACAGACTTAATTGTTTTTAGAGAACAGTTAATTATTTTTACACAAGATAGCATAAAAAGATTAGTAGGAAATAGTATTGCTGATTTTGTATTACAACCTATATCGGATGATTTGGGTGCTATTGAAACTGATACAGCACAAGAAGTAGGTGGAGACATTATGTTTCTAGGTCCAGATGGACTAAGACTTCTTGGTGCTACAGAAAAAATTGGAGACTTTGGTTTATCTGTTGTATCAAAATCTATACAGTCTGAAATAACAAACGTAGTAAATAACTCAACGAGTTTTTCCAGTTTAGTAATTAGAGAAAAAAGTCAGTATAGAATATTTGGTTTTGATGAAAACATATCTGTTGAATCTGCTCTGGGTATATTGGGAACGCAGTTATTAGAAAGTTCTCAAATGGCATGGGCAGAAACACGAGGTATAAAAGCCTATGCTACTTACAGTGAGTATGATGGCGGTGAAGAATTTATATATTTTGCAAATAACGATGGCTATGTGTACAGATTAGAAAGAGGAAGACAGTTTGATGGTACTAATATAGTATCATCATTTAGAACACCTTATATTGCTTTTCAAGACCCACGAGTTAGAAAAACATTTTACAAATTATTTTTATACACAGACCCGACAGGTAGTGTACAAGCAGATGTTTCATTAAAGTTAGATTTTGATAGGCAAAATACAGGTTTAATTCAACCAAACTCCATAACATTTTCAAATGTAACAGATGATTTATTTACTTACGGAAGTATAACTTCTAAATTTGGAATAGCTACATATAGTGATGCATCTCTTGAAAATACTTTTGAAACTCAATTAATAGGTTCAGGATTTACTGCAGCATTGCAAATAGATTCTAATGATAATATACCACCATTTACATTAGACGCAGTAACAATTGAATATACAACGAACGATAGAAGGTAATATACAATGGCAGGTTATGTAAGGGCTGACGTTAACGTACAAGACAATATAGCAACAGGAAGCGTTATCAATGCCAGTGATTTAAATTCTGAATATAATGCTATTGAAAATGCTTTTTTAGCAAGTACAGGACATGCACACGATGGTACAGCAGGTAATGGTGGACGAGTACTAACGCTAGGCCCAGCAGGTAATCTAGTTGCAGATACAGGAATATTAAAAGGTAGTACAACTAACACTGTGGATTTAGGAAGTTCCTCTGTCCAGTTTAAAGATTTGTACATTGATGGTCTTGCTTACATAGACGGTTTAGGTGAAACCGTTAGAGTTAATTCAACTAGCAAAATAGAATTTAGAGATGCTGGATTATTTATTAATTCTAGTGCTGATGGTCAATTAGATATTGATGCTGATACTACTTTAGAATTAACTGCTCCTACAATGAATGCAACAGGAGCATTTAATATAACAGGTGACTTAGACGTTGACAATATTAATATTGATGGCAACACTATTATATCAACAGATACAGATGGTAACATTGCTTTAACACCAAACGGAACTGGTGAAGTTGATATTAGTAAAGTTGATATAGACGGTGGTGCTATTGATGGTACTATTATTGGAGCAAACTCTGCTGTAGCAATAACAGGTACTACTATTACAGGAACTAGTTTAGTCGGACCTCTTACTGGTAACGTAACTGGTAACGTAACTGGTAATGTGACAGGTAATGTGACAGGTGATTTAACTGGAGATGTAACTGGTAACGTGACGGGTAATGTCACTGGAAATCTAACTGGAGATGTAACTGGCAATATAACAGGGGATGTGACAGGGGATGTTACTGGTAATATAACTGGAAATGTTACTGGTAATCTAACAGGAAATGTAACAGGTGATGTTACATCAAGTGGTACTTCAACATTTAGCAGTATAGATGTTAATGGTGGTGCTGTAGATGGTATAACACTAGGAACAAACTCTGCTGTTACTGAAGCACAAATTGATAATATAAATATTAACGGCAATACTATTATTAGTAGTAATACTAACGGTAATATTAATATAACACCTAATGGTACAGGTTCTGTTATACTAGATGGTTTATCTTATCCTCAAGCAGATGGTACTACAGGACAATTTTTAAAGACAGATGGTGCAGGTCAGTTAGCTTTTGCTACAATAACTCAAGCTACAGGAAGTGAGTTAGAAAATGTTTCTGAGGACACTACTCCACAACTAGGTGGTGATTTAGGCACTAATGGGAATGATATAGTATTTGCAGATAATGATAAAGCTATATTTGGAGATGGTTCTGATTTACAAATTCTTAACAATTCAATTAATAATGATATAATTACAAACGCTTCTTTAATTATAAAACAAACTGACCCGTTAGTCAAAGTAATAGCGTCATTTGATGCTACTGATACTAATTTATATTATAGTGGTAATGAAAGATTTAGAACTTCTGCTAACGGAATATTATTATCAGGCGGTAGTACAATAGAAACTGCATCAGACGATAATCTTACTCTATCTCCTGATGGTACAGGTAAAGTTTCTATTACAAAAGAAACAGATTTAAATGGTAACATATTAAGTAATCCCGTATTTAAAGGTGCAAGAGAAGATGTTACAGTCAGTGCTACTGCAGCTACTGGTACGATTTCATTTGACTTGCTGACACAAAATGTGTTATACTATACTACAAATGCTTCAGCTAATTTTACTGTTAACTTTAGAGGTGATGGAAGCAATACCTTAAACTCTTCTATGAATATAGGTGAATCTATTACTGCTACTTTTCTTGTAACAAATGGTGCAACAGCTTACTATAACTCTGCTGTACAAGTAGATGGTTCTAGTGTCACACCTAAATGGGCTTCAGGTACAGCACCAACAGCAGGTAACGCTAGTTCAATAGATAGTTATAAATACACAATTATTAAAACAGCAGATGCAACATTTACAATATTTGCTAACATAGTGGATTTCTCATAATGCCAATTGTTTGGTAATCTTACTACAGTATAGGATAAATAAAATGGAAATGGACGCAATGCTTTTTTGGAACATAATACTAACAATGGTAATTGCACCAGTATTCTGGGCATTTCGCCAGATGTTCGCTGAAGTTAAACGATTACAGATATTGCTAAACAAAACTCGTGAAGACTACGCAACTAAGCTAGAGTTAAAAGATGACATGGGCAGAGTTATGGAAGCATTGCACAGATTAGAAGACAAGTTAGATAAGGCATTAGATAGGAAATAAGCATGGCTATGTTCAAAGCATTTAAGCCTAGTGGCATGGAAAAGATAGCACGTGCTATGGGCTATCAAGGTAATATGCAAGGCTTTCAAGATTATATTGCACAAGACCCAATGCGACAGCAACAGATGCAGGGCTACACAAGACAAGCTATGCAGATGGCACGTGGTGGTGTAGTTAAGATGCAAGAAGGTGGTACAACTCCACCTGCACCTGTAGAGGAAACTCCACCAGTAGAAGAAGCACCTAAGTCACCAAGCATAGGTGATATTACTGTAGATAGAATGTCAACAGGCGCATTACCCGAAGGTGGTGTAACAACAGCGGCAACTACACCAGTAGCTGGTGAGCAAATGTTGCAAACAGACACAGGCATGGTTGACCCAAGAGCAGGTATATCTACTGCTGTTGCAGGTGTAACACAGGCTGATACAGTCACTGAGACACAAGCAAATAAGATGGAAGCAACACAGTCTGCTGAAGGTGTGCAGACAGCACTAGATGCTACACAGGCTGCACAAGGCACTGTAGACCCACGGGCTAATGTAGTAGCTGCACAACAAGCAAAGTCATCTGTGGGTGACTTAGAAGCTGCTCAAGGTGCTGGTATACTTATGGAAAATCCTGTACAGCGTGAGATACAGGATGGTGAACTTATTAGTGGTGTAGCAGATGCAGAGAAAGCTGCTAAGTTTACAGAAGAGATACAAGCCGCACAAGCAACCCCGACACAACAAGCTACTGTGCAAGGTCAACTAGAAGGACTAATGCAACAGTTTGAAGGTGGTGAAACACCTGCTTGGGCTGCTGGTGCAATGAGAAATGCACAAGGCATGTTAGCAAAGCGTGGTCTTGGTGCTTCATCATTAGCTGGTCAGGCTATAGTACAAGCTGCAATGGAATCAGCACTGCCTATAGCACAGGCTGATGCATCCACTGTAGCACAATTTGAATCACAGAACTTATCTAACAGACAGCAACGTAATATGTTGGCTGCACAACAACGTGCCACATTTATGGGCATGGAGTTTGACCAAGCATTCCAAGCTAGAGTACAGAATGCAGGACGTATAGCTGATGTAGCTAATATGAACTTTACTGCTGAACAACAGGTAGCACTAGAGAACAGCCGTATCGCTAATACAATGAACTTACAGAACTTGTCTAACTCACAGGCAATGGTTATGGCAGAAGCTGCCGCATTGTCTCAGTTAGATATGGCTAACTTAAACAACAGACAACAAGCTGCTGTACAGAATGCACAGAACTTTATGCAGATGGATATGCAGAACCTGTCTAATCAACAGCAGACAGAAATGTTTAAAGCACAACAGCGTATTCAGTCTTTGTTTACAGACCAAGCGGCAGAGAATGCTTCAAGACAGTTTAATGCTACATCACAGAACCAAGTTGACCAGTTCTTTGCAAGTCTACAATCACAGACATCACAGTTTAATGCGTCACAATCTAATGCACAAGCACAGTTTAATGCAGGTCAGGTGAATACAGTTGAAAGATTTAATCAGGAGATTGCAAATCAACGTGACCAGTTCAATGCACAGAACCAGCTAGTGATTGCACAGAGTAATGCTACATGGCGTAGAGAAATAGCTACAGCAGATACTGCCGCAGTTAATCGTGCTAATGAATTAAATGCTAAAGCAGTGTTAGATATATCTAATCAGGCTTATAACAATCTTTGGCAGTATTATGGTGACACTATGGAGTGGGCATGGCAGTCTTCAGAAAATGAGTTAAACAGATATACAGATATGGCAATAGCACAATTAGGTGCAGATGCCGCAAAAGAAGCACAAAAAATGGCTGCAGATTCACAAGCTGGTTCTGCTATAGGTAAGTTAATAGGTACATTAGGTTCTGCATACATAGGTGGAGTATTTGGTAAATGATAAACAATCCAGCAATAATGCTGTATAAGCAAATAGATGGAAATCTTGGCTCTATAAAACAAGAAGTTAAAAAACCAACTATGGGTTTACTTTCTAGTAATAAAACTAGTAGTAATAAAAAGTATGATGAAAACCAACCTATAGTTCGTGCTATGAAACATATGGAAGTAATTCGTAACCAAAGAGAAGAACTGAAAAATGGATAGTATGCAACCTTTACACGATGCTCCTATTCCGGGTATGTCTCTAACTGCAGAACTTGGAGGTAGACCTTGGCAAAGCCCACCTCAATACACTACTGTTGATGAGGCAATAGATTATTACATACAGAGAATGTCTACTGAAGAGTTTTCTCAACAGTTAGAAAGTATACTAGAATTAGGTATACCAGTAACTACGGTAGCTAATACTGTGCAATTAGCCGGGGTTATGGATGGAAAACATAGTGTTGATGTAGGTATGTTAGTAATGCCTGTTATAATGGAAGTAATGATGTTAATTGGAGATGCCGCTGACGTTAAATATAATACAGGATTAGATAATCCAGAAAAAGATTTAACTTCTGATGCCGTTTTAGCTAAAATAAAAAATGAATTAAAGAATAAAAAAGATAAAAAAGAAAGTACTAATGAAGTTAAAGAGGAAGAAGTACTTTCTGAAGAAGAGCCTAAAGGTTTAATGGCGAGGAAAAAGTAATGAGATTTTTAGATGTATTAGGTGGTGTAGCTGAAAGTGTTGAAGAAAATCTCAGCAAAAGTATTGAGCAATCTAACGAATTTGCAAGAGATATTAGATTAAGAAAAATTGAAAGACGAGAAGCTGCTGAAGATATTTATAAAAAAGACTTACGAGAAGCTAGAGAAGCGATGGATACTCTTTCTGGTTTAACTGGTGGAGACATTGATAAAGCTGCACAGTTATATAAACTAGGTGGAAATGCTGCTGGAGCGCAAAATATAGCAAAGCTAGTACAAGAAGAACAGTTAAAAATGGGGGACGATTTTAGTATTGATAAAATGTATGAGTTTGTTGAATCAAAAACAAAAGGTTTTGGTGCAGAAGATTATCTGACTAAACTTGTACGTAGACCAGAAGAATTAATAAGTACACCATCTGAAGAAAGAGTTGGCGGTGTTGGTTTATATGAAGCACTATTTAAACCTGATTTCTCTAAAGAGATTCAAAGAGGTGTAGAAGCTGCTGCTCCATTAACGCAAGTTAAAGATGTAGAAGGTTTAGATATACAAACAGCTAGGTTGTTAGAAACCACTGCTGCTAAACAATATGGACAAGAACAAGAAATGTATCAACTAGATTTAGCTGCTAAAATTCTTAACAATGAAGCGGCTAGAGAAGCAATTAAACAAAAATTTGCTTTTACTAATGCTGAATTTAGAGCTAACATGGACGACATTACTACCAACCAAGGTATACCTCTGAATGATGATGGAACAATTAATATACAAACTGCTGAAGAACAAAACTTAAATTTATCGCAAGCCTTAACAGATACCGTTGAAATAGCAACTAATGTAGCACTAACGGCTACTGGAACATTAAAAGATAAAGGAAATTTAGGTACGTTACTAGCAAAAGCATCGTCTACGGATAACAAAGGTAATTATGTAGTTAATGTAAATAAATATAAAGAAGATACTGTACCTCAAGTAGGAAAAGTGTATAACATATCTAAAAATAATAAAAACATACCACATATTTACTTAGGGAGCGAACTTAAATTTGTTCCGCTTATTTAGGAGTATTTTATGAACGAGTATTTACCAGATGGATATGGTTATACCATAGAAACTGACGAAGAAGAAAAAGTAGAGGACACTAAAAGTAATACTCTTTCTACTATTCTTCCTCAAGGATACGGTTACACTATAGAAAATGGTGAACCAGATGATATAGCTACACAACAAAAACAAAAACCTGTATATCAAGAAGGCGACACATTACCTTCTGATAAACTGATACAAAAAGTTAAAGAAGAAAAACCTACAGAAGAATTATCCGTAATAGAATTAGAATCTGATGAAGAATTTCTTGAGGACATACTGCAGTATAGAGAAGACAGATTCGGCACACCTAAAGATGTTGGTGCTAAAAATATACTTATAGGAAATATTGTAGGTGCTACTCAAGAACTTACACCAAAAAATGTAGTAGATGATTATTTAGACCACTACAGATTTTTAAAAAATAATTTTGCAGATGGTAGCTTGGAAGTTAACTGGTTACGTGGGTTAAAACAAAAAGAAGAACAAGCACTTAAAGCTGGTGATGGCGATTTAGCCAATAACTACGCAGAGCAACGTGCTAGAGCATTACGATTGTATCAAAAAGCTGAATCTCTTGCTGGATTTTTTGATAAAAAACGATATGAAAATATGTCAACAGGAGAAATGGTAAATGATATAGTGCAAGCTGCTGGTGCAACAGTTCTAGGTGTTTTATCAGACCCGTGGACAATAGTTACAGCAGGTACAGGTAGGGTTGTTGCAGGACGTGTTACTGGTAGTGCTATGAAAAAAGCTATTATATCAGCGGCTACATCAGCACCTTTAGAAGCAGGAGCAGCAGCATCAACTGATTTAGCTATACAACAAGCTGAAATAGAAATGGGTGCAAGAGATGAAGTAGATTATGAAAGAACAGCAAAAATAGCAGGTGTGTCTGCTTTAGTTTCTGGTTCTTTATCTGCTGGTGGTACTTTTTTAACTGCTAATAGAGTTGATAAAACAACACGTGGTGAACTTACTAAAGCGTTAAAAAATATGCAGGAAAAACAAACTAAGGCTGCAGAAATTAAAAATGCTGAATTGGGTGTTCAGTCTAACACAATCAGAGAAAATTTAGCAAAAGGTATTGAAAAAGTATACGGTAAAAATGCTATATTAAGAAATAAAGACGGTGACATAACTGGTATAGATAGTGCTGTAATAAGAGAATCTGACTATGCAGGAAGATTAAAGCAAGAGTTAGATTTAGATGTTGAATTATTTGAACCATCTCTTAGCTTTAGTACATTTGAAAGAGTAGCAGCTTCTACTGGAGAAGTAATAGAATCTGTTAGAAATGGTGATATTAAGCTACGTGAGGATATTACTAACATAGAACTAAAAGATTTTTCAAAACCACTACAAAAAAATGAAATGGTTAGTGAAAGACTTTTAAAT